AGTGTACCAAGAGTAGATCCTATATGAGATGAAACAGGCTGAAGCGTTTGATTAATGTTGTCTTTAACGCCGCGTATGTCAGCAGCTATATTAACTTGAGCAGAAGATATTCCTTCTCCTAACTTAGATGTAGCTTTAGTAACGCTTTTGTGAACAGCTAGCTCTGCAGAAAATAATGTCGTAATTAAATTTCTACTATAACCATCTAAATCGTGCTCGGTAGGAGCAGCTGCAGTTCCTGCTGATTTAATTCCAAATAAATTTTGTATATAAAGAGGTAATGGATGAGACGAGCCGTATTTCTTTTTAAGATGATTTATTTTTTCAAGTGTATTTTCATCTGTTACCCAACCAGTACCAACAGGAACAGCCGAAGTACCAGAAGCAGAGTTTATACCTCCTGGAGGATTATAAGAAAATGCTTGTTTGTTGGCAGACGCAGCGGCAGCAGCGGCGGCAGGTCCAAAAACCTCAGGCCCGTATGTTGTTGTTACGGATGTTCCTCCAATTCCTAAAAAAGACATATATTTTGTATTCTTACTTTATTTATAACCAAAAGTTAATAATTAAACTTCAGTTATGTCTAGTAAACAACACGAAATTGAAGCTATTGTAGAAGATTTAATCGAGAACACAATTTTTGAATTATTTGCAGATAGTTTTTCATCAGTTAAAGAATGCGAAATTGCTTTAGAAATACTAAAACACAAGCTAGAAGAAATTGAACCATCTGCTTTTACCGAATTTTTTAATTAAAAGAGATAAATAATAATATGCAGCTGTTTAAAGACAATTATCTTCTCGAAAAGGCTTATCTCTCTATCGCCCAACAAGTACCTTCAGTACCTTCTGACGAAGAAGAAATAGAGCCGGAGTTAGAGCAGAATGACAATACCGAAATAGACGGTAGAATCGGAGATGAAGTTCCAGGACCTGAAGAGCCTGTTATTGATGACGAGCTTCATTCTCCTGCAGAAGTAGGAATGGAAGAGCCAAGTTTGAATGACGAAGAGCACGAAGAAATGGAAGAAGATAGAATGGCTGTTGATAACCTTAATTCCGTTCGTGAAAGTGCAATGAAAATTGCAAATCATTGGTCACAAGGTAGTCGCTTGAGTCCTTGGCAACAGCAAAAATTAGCTATTGCAATGGAACTTCTTGCTGAAGTAGCAAGAGCTCTTCGCTAAAACTCGAGTTTAATACACTCGATGTTATTGAAATTAAATATTTCAAGAGCTTTTTCGTCTCTACAGTAAGTTTCCGAGTAAACAACTTTTTCGATTCCATGTGCAACAATGTTGGTAGCACATGATGTGCAGGGAAGCAAGTTGCAAGCAATTATACGGCATTCTCCGCGTTTTATGAGCGCTAATAGATTGGCTTCTGCATGCACCACAAATGGACGTCTAACATCTCTATCTTCCCAGAAGCCTGCAGGAGCAATTTTTCCTGGAGCTAAACCGTTATAAGCAACTCCTATAACTCGATTATCATAATCAAGTGCACAAGCTCCAACTTTTTTGTAAGGATCTTCACTACGAAGAGATGCTACTTGAGCTATCCTTAAAGCATATTCTTCCCACGAAATTCTATTACTCATTATACCAACTTATCGTTCCAGCAAAATACAACGTTATCGTATTTTTCCAACTTTAGTGTTAAATTGTGATGAATAAGATTCTCCCAAATTTTATATTTGTTTATACTTGCACAATCCATTTTAGTAATATAAAACATCTTGTCTGGGTTATTTGTAATGAGTCTCTTTAGTCTTATTAATTCTTCAAAAAAGATTGGTGAATATTCTTCTGGCTTGTAAAAAGAACTATTATCTAAGTCACCAAATTTTTTAGTTGTAAAGCCAAATGTGTGTTCATGGTCTCGTAATAGAGTAGAAAGCTCTGTACCTACGTGTTGAATATTATCTGGAAACACAAAGTAGGATTTTGGATTTTTATCCAAAAAATCTGCTGTTATTGCTATTTGTTCGTAACGTGCCATCCCTGTACTTATGCGGGTTTAGGTCCAAAAATAGTTTCTATTCTCGATAAACCACGTTAATATTTTAGTATCTTTAATTCTAATACTTTCCTCAAGCTCGTTATGCTTTTTGTATCTTTGTTGATATGACAGCTTACGAGACTTTTTTGTTGCTACAGTAAGAGCGTTGTCCAACTTTTCTTCTAACGCTTTACGAGTAACTTCAATATATTTTACAGCAGCTTTTAGTTCTTTATAGAAGGTTTTATGCGATGGATCACTATTCCAATTAATAGTGTTTTGACTAACTTCTTCATGCCAAAAATCTAAAATTAAACCAAAATTTGAATCTACAACTACACTACTAATATCTTTCCAAACGTGCCTTGGGCAGGAGTTACGCCAACGAGGGTGCAAAGGTTTAATAAAGCGTTTAACGGCGTATTTAACGTCCAAATAACGCATATATCTTAGTTTTATAAAGGCGTATGCTGGATTGTCCCAACTTGTTAACCAGTGACGAAAAAACCATTGAATGGAATACTTTTGACGAATAAATTTATAAAATAAATCCCATTCGCTTTCCTTAGTTCCAAGGTCGTTGAATTTTATCTGAAGACCAAATGGAATTAAATAAAAGCCATTTTTTTCTCGTTGTTCACGGGGAAGAGCTTTGTAATCTTCAGTAGTAGATACTTTATTACACGAATTTATAGGAAGATAAAACTTTGAATTGAGACCTTTTATGTGCATATAAATATGCTCTTATAAATTATTTGAATGTCAAGAAATACTTTAATCTGTCAACAATACCTAATATTTCGTCTCTAATATTAAACAATTCTGTATCCTTTATTGGATCTAATTGATCTACGGCTCTAGTAGAAAGAAACTCCATCATGTCTTTTATGAAGACTTCGTGATCAACTTCTTCTACGTTTACAATCTCAATAGTAGTAAATGGTTTAAGACTAAATCTTTGATACTTACCTTGAAAACATTCAACAAATTTGTCTATCTGTTCATCTAAATCGTTATATGCTTTATTAAAAGCTTTATGTCTAGCATACGAAAACGTTTGCCAATGCAAAATTCTTATTTGTGTTTGGAACGTTAAAAGCTCAACTATCGTGTTTTCCATTCCTTTAATTATAACAAAAAAGAGGTGGAGTAAACCACCTCTTTTCGTATTTGATATATTTATTTTAAATGTTAGCGAATAACGCCTGGATTTGCACCAAATGTACCAGGAGTTCCAAGATTACCAGCACTACCGTTGTCTGTCTGCTGAGTAATGCGCCAGAATTGATATGCAATTGTAGCATTTACTGTTGCAATTGTACCGTTATCCTTAATGTCAAAAGCAGTGTCAGCAAGAGCTTGTACATATGCACCAAATAGTGTGTACTCTCTTGTTGGCTGATTTTGCTTATCAAGAAGCTGGAGGATGATATCACTGCCAACTGATGGTGTTGAATAGTTTCCTGTTGAATCAGCATCACTAAATGTGTTGAACAAGCTTTGCTCTAACACATCTCTGATGTTGTATGCTTGATCGCAACGGAATGTTACATTGTAACCAGCTGATCCTGGATAGGAAGCTGTACCCGGAACGTTGAAAGCAAGACCCATGTAAGGAACTGGAATATTGTTAATTTGTCTTCCTGGAAGGGAAGCGGTTTCAACATAAATTAGCTCATCGGTCAGATTCAAATTTCCAAACTTTATCAGTTGGAATTGAAACAAACGAGCGAAGTCGTGTTGCTGTGCTTGAGAGTAGAAGGTTTGGATGTTTGACATAAGATTATTTATTTAATTTTAGATTAATTCTTGAAAGTTCTGAGCTGTTGTTGTAGCAATGAAGTTAACATTGATGAACTCAGCTGTTCTTACTGGCTTGAGATAGATGTCTACAACAAGCTGATTTTGATCGATAAGACTTGGTGTATTGTTTCTCTCATCGCAAATAATCAGATAATCATACAGACCGTTTGAGTTCTTTGCATATTCAAAAATAGGCGAAAGAGTGTTTCTAAGACGTGTACGAGTGAAGTTTGTATTCGGTTCAAACACATAATATTTTAATGTACGTTGTGTTGAACGCTCGAGTGCTAGGAACAATCTACGAACATTGATTCTATCAAATGCTGATGGAGTGCCTTGAAGTGTTTTCTCACCGAAGATTGCAAAACCGTTTCCACTGAAGTTGGCAACTGGATTTACAGCAATATCGTAGAACTTATCACGCTGCTTTTGATTTGGATTGAAAGCAATATCAATTGCAACGAATGTACCTCTGTTTAAACCAGCAGGAGCATACCATGGTTGAGCGACTGAATCGTTTCTAGCAAATACAGCTGCTGCATAACCTGAGAATGGTACCCAAATATTTCTTCCAGAGAAGAGATCGTTAACCTTTACCCAGTTACCATAGATGGCTGTGTAGTTGGAGTTAATTGGATTAATTAACGACTGAAGGTTGTTGAAAATATCTACTGTGAAAGTTGAACCTGTTTGGTTGATTACTTTGGAGTCTTTACCAGAGATAAAGATCTGACGAAGAGGATCTAGAATTGCAACACAATCACGTCTTTGATTTTGAGCAAAGTTGATAAACTCATCAGCAACAGCATTCCAATTTTCATTTAGTGATGAAACGGTATCTACATATGTAGTATCGTCATAGTTTGTTGAAGAATTGTTTTGTGTTGTAGCGTAGATTGTTGAAAGACCAGCATCAATAACAACGTCGACGGTTGTATTTTCAGTTGAACTAATCAACGAAAGAACCTTACTAAGTTTGTTTGGAACTTCACCAATTGCTTTTGAATTAGCTACATCTGATGTGTTTGGTGTATAAACGCCAAGAGCGAACAATGATTTCGCTGAAGAATCTACACTAATTTGTGTGCGAGCCTCTGTATTTGTTCTTGACCAAAGTGTACTTTGAGATGAAGAAGGATTGACAAATACTTCAATTGTTTTTGATTTGCCGTTTACTACATCTTCAACGAAAGCGCTTTGTAAGGCACCACCGGTTGGGCTATTAACCTTACGATTTGAATCAAGTGTACCAATATACTTTTCAACATTTGAAATTGCAATAGTTGTACCATCGACTGTTGAGCGGCGAAGTTTGTAAACACCAAGAGAAATTTGATCTTTGTATTTAGTACCGTAGAACCCTGTAAAACCAACGTTTTGAAGAGACTCTGATACACTTGGACTATAAACAGATGAATCTTCTATTGAAGATGTAAGGATAGATACGTACGTTGTATTGTTGTTATACAAATTAGGAGAAAGAGAACCAAATCCATCTGCCGATGACAATGTCTTAATAGAAGTAATTGCATTATAGCCACTTGTAGATGGGTCTGCGTTATTTGCTAAACCAATATAGTAGCCTTCTGCGTTTTCATTAATAACTGTTTGAAGATTATTAATAACAAAGAAACCAGCTTGAGCAGTAGTACCAACAAAACTTGCTGAATCTGAAGTTTGTTGAGCTACCGTAACTACGCAATTACCTGATAAATCGACCTGTGATACACTATATAAATAATTACCGGAAAGCGAGTAAGTACCAGGTGTTGCAATAGCAGCTGCTGCTGCTGATCCAGTTGTATAAGTTGTTGTATAACCAGCTGGGTCTGTTGAAACCCATGTAATATTACCTTGAACAATTTTATCGTGATCAGCTTGAGAAAGAGTTACGTGAGTTGGAGTTCCGATTGTGTAACCAGGTGCAGGTGTTGCTGAAAGAATTACATTGGTGGTACCAGCACTCAGAGTTACTGATTGGTTTTGATAAAGAGGATAGAAAAGACCACTGTAAGCAGTAGCGAAATCTGAACCGGTATCAGAACCGTATGGCAAACGAATTGTTGTAAGAGTACCTGGAGAGTTAAGAACTTCTGCACAACTGTAGTAGAAATAACGCTCAGCTGCTGTAGTTGGTGTTCCGTATACAGACTGA